ACTAACACTAGCCCATCATTGGGTGGTGATGTAGTAGGCCCAGCTTCCGCTACAGATAATGCAATTGCCCGTTTTGATACAACTACTGGCAAATTACTGCAAAACAGCGTGGTTACAATTGGTGACACAGGTGCGGCTACAGGATTTACTACTCTTTCTGCCTCTACATCCGTAAGCACACCTATTGTTAAAGCTACAAGTTCTGCTGGTGGTGCATTGCAAAATGCTAGTGGAACTGCCCAAATCCAATGGGGTGCAGGTGGTGGCGATAATGTGGCTATTGATGTTTCTGCCAATTTAAACGGCACAAACGCACAGATTGACATTAGCCCTACAGGTACAGGCCATGTACACATAAATCCAACTGGTAGCGGTTCTATTGAGATGAACCCTACAAGTGCTGGAACAATTGACAATATGACGCTAGGGGCAACAACCCCTAAAAACGCAAGTGTTGTGAATTTAAGCGTAACTGGCACACTTAGCTTTGATGCGGCACAAGGTACGGCAGGTCAAGTCTTAACATCCGCAGGTACAGGTGCAACTCCTACTTGGACTACTCCTACAACTGGTACAGTTACCAGCGTTACAGGAACATCCCCTATTGCTTCTAGCGGTGGTGCAACCCCAGCTATTAGCATTAGCCAAGCAACTACAAGCACAAATGGCTATTTATCCAGCACAGATTGGAATACATTTAACAGCAAGGGTTCAGGCACAGTTACTAGCGTAGGCGGTACAGGCACAGTTTCAGGTATCAGTCTTAGCGGTACAGTTACATCGTCAGGCAACCTTACATTGGGTGGCACATTAGACCTATCTAGCCCACCTGCTATTGGTGGAACTGCCCCTAACTCTGTAGCTGGTACTGTTATCCAAGCCACAAACGGCATAGTAGTTAACTCCAATACTGTATCGGCAAGCTATACGATTCCTAGCGGTTCTTCAGCTATGAGTGCTGGGCCAATGACAGTAGCAAGCGGTCAATCTGTTACTGTTTCTAGCGGTAGCCGTTGGGTCGTTCTGTAATGTTTTCAACAGCTTTTCAGGCTAATGCGTTTCAAAACAACGCCTTCCAAGTCTATACATCACCTACACCAAGCAACAATTTAACTGGTGGTGATGATGCGGCATGGACAGAAGATGATCTAAAGAGATTACGCAAGTTATCTGCCAAGATCGCTGAACGCCAAAGAAAGCTGGAGAAAGCAATTAAGGATGCTAACGCTGATCGTAAGCAAGCGTTCAAAGATAAGATTGATCCCAAGCCAGTTGCAAAAGTTAAGCAAACTAAAGTACAATCAAAACAAGAGGTTAAAGCTGGTATACCGCCAGTTGATACACAAGAATTACAGCGGTCTATAAGCTACCTTGAAAACCAACGGGATAACATCCTTGCGGCAGTAGCTTACAGAAACGAAGTGGCTCGAATCCAATACGAGTTACAAGTGCTAGAAGCCAAACGCCAAGAGGAACTTGACGATGAGGCTTCACTATTACTGCTCTTACATTAAATCCACACACGGAATATAAGAAAGCCTACGAGCACTTACACGCTGGCAGATACGATGCTGGTTTCCGCTTGTTTGAGTACCGCTGGCATCCAGCAATCCTAGCCAATCAGACCCAGCCTTACCTGCGTGAACCAGCAAAGCCTGAAACATGGCGTGGTGAGAACTTGTCAGGTAAATCTATCGTTGTGCAAATGGAGCAAGGATTCGGTGACATCTTTATGTACGCACGATTCCTGCCAGCACTTAAAGTTTTAGGTGCAAAAAGGGTGGTAGTTTTGGCTGTACCTTCTATTGTTCATGTGTTAAGCCAAATGCAATGTATAGATCAATTCACCAACATGACAGAAGAAGGCCCAGCACACGATTGTGATTACTGGATTGGCTCAATGTCATTGCCGTATTACCTAAGTTGCATGGGTTCTTACGCTAAAAACCTATTTCCCATCACAAAAACCAAGGTTATAGCGTCAGAAGGTTACCTTGACGCAGAGCCAAGCGGTATAAAACGCAAGATTGGCGTTAATTGGTCAGCTTCCAAAGGTTCATTGCATTGGATTAAGTCTATTTCCAAGGAAGAAATGCTGGAATTAGCAGGTGCAGACGCATATTCGCTAAATCCTGAAGATGATGGCTACTTTGAGCCGTTGCCTAACGATGGTTGGAAGAAGGATTGGGCTAAAACAGCTAGTCACATGAAGGCAATGAAGGGCGTGGTTACTGTAGATACGGGAACTGCACACTTGGCTGGTGCTTTGGGCGTTAGATGCGTAGTTTTACTGCCAAAAGAAGAATTTGTACGACAGCGTTGTGACCCTTAGACCCCACGAGTACGATCAATTACCTGAAATTTTAAGGAGGATGTAATGGCATTGGTAAAAAAGACAGTTACTTGCGTACATTGCAAGGTTGACCATGAAGAATATGACCCAACACAGTACGATGATCGGGAAAAGTACCTTGCTTACTGGAATCTGCCATTTGAAGGCCCTGAAGCTGATGCGGCATGGCAAGCAAAGCTGGATATGACCCCAAAAGAAGCCCCAATGGTGATGCCTGATATTGATGGTCACATTAGCATGGCTGATGGCACATGGGTATCTAGCCGTTCCAAGCATCGGGAGAACCTAAAGCGTAACAACTGCATTGAGATCGGTAACGATGTTCCAATGGAGCAAAAGAAGCACGAATTTAGCCGTAAAGAACAGCAAGAACGCAAACAGCAGATCGCTGAAATCGCATATTCCAAACTTAACTACCGATAAGGAACAATCATGGCTGAAGAATTAGACCGCAGAGAACTACTGGAATCCGCATTAGACCAAGCCGAAGAAGGCACACTTGAAGCACCAATTGAAAAGGAGATTGAAGTAAATGACGATCCAATCCAAGCCGAAAGTAGTAGCGAAGAAGGTAGCCCTGAAGAAAGCGACAGCCAAAAAGAGCGTGACGAAAAAGGTCGCTTCAAAGGTAAGTCCGAAGAAGCCAGTAGCAAAAACGATTCCAATCAAGAATCTGAGCCTGTGGCAGAAGCTAGTAATGTTTCTGACGAAGTAACACGCCCTACTACTTGGAAGAAGGAATACACCGAAGTTTGGGACAAGATGAAAGACGGCAAGCCGTTGAGTAAAGAGGAATTTGTAAGGTTTGCTGAATACGCCAACCAGCGTGAATCTGAGTACAAAAAGGGTGTTTCTGCTTACAAAGCTGAAGCCGACAATGCTCGCTCACTTACACAAGCTATTGGCCCATTTATTCCTGAATTACAGAAACATGGCATTTCACCTTCCGCATGGATCAACAACTTGGGTCGAGCACACTACACCCTAGCAAATGGTACATACGAACAAAAGGTCGATATGTTCAATAGACTTGCTCAAGATTATGGAATACAATTAAATTCAGATAGCTTACAAATGCCTGAACAGGCGTATGTAGACCCGTATCAACAACAGTTAATGCAACAACTTCAAGCTACACAGCAACAAGTTCAGCAACTGTCAGCGATTCGGGAGCAAGAGGAAAATGCTCGGTTGACCCAAGAAATCAGCCGAGTAAGTAGTGACAAGGAGCGGTTTCCGCACTTTGAGATGGTAAGGGAGGATATGGCTCAACTACTTGAGCGAGGTTTAGCCCCAAACCTAGAAACGGCTTATGCCAAAGCGGTGCGTATGAATGACGAAGCGTACAAGCTAGAGCAGGATAAACTCCTGAGATCAGCCAGCACACAAGCGTCTAAGGCACAGCAAGTAGCTAAAGCTAAAGCAACTGCTGTTAGTCCACGATCCGTTACTCCTAGCGGTCAAGTGTCTAAATCAGATGCAAAGGATAGACGATCTTTGTTATTAGCCAGTTTGGCTGATGCTGAAGGTGGTCGGGTTTAACTTAATCTAATAAAGGAAATATCATGGCTTTTGCTAACTCAGCAATCACCGATATTATCGCTACTACCATTCAAAGCCGTAGCGGAGTATTGGCAGACAACTTAACACAAAACAATGCAATTCTTCAGCGTTTGAACTCTAAAGGTAATGTTCGCCCGTTTTCAGGCGGTAATGTGATCCTTGAGGAGATCATGTACAACGATCCAAACACTAACAACGCTAACTCATATAGCGGTTACGAAGTGTTGAACATCACTCCTGATAGCCCAATTTCTGCGGCTCAGTTCAGCATCACTCAGTACGCTGATAGCGTAACAATGAGTGGTCTTGAAATGTTGCAGAACTCAAGCAAAGAACAGATCATTGATTTGTTAGACGGCCGTATGCAAGTTTCAGAAGCTCGCCTTTTGAACCGCATTTCAGGTGACATCTATGGTGATGGTACTGGCAATGGTGGTAAGAACATTACAGGTCTTGCGGCCGCTGTTCCTACTTCTAACACTACTGGTACTTATGGTGGTATCAATCGTGCTAACTGGACATTTTGGCAAAACCAATCTTCCACAGGTGCTGATTCTGCCGCTTTGATTCAAGCCGCTATGACTTCTGCCGCTATCAAATCTGTTCGTGGCACAGACAAAGTTGACTTGATCGTTGCTGGTAACACACTCTATCAACGCTATGTAGCTTCATTGCAAGCTATCCAGCGTATTGCTGGTGTAGACGAAGGTGCGGCAGGTTTTGCTTCACTCAAGTTCTATGGTGGTGGTATGTCTGCTGATGTGGTATTAGGTGGTGGTTATGGTGCACAAGAAACTGCAAACTATATGTACTTCTTGAACACTAACTACATCTTCCTACGCCCACACAAAGAGCGTAACTTTGTACCTATCGGTGGCGAGCGTCAATCCATAAATCAGGATGCGATCGTGAAGCTCTATGGCTGGGCTGGAAATTTAACTTGCTCAAACAGCTTCCTACAAGGCGTGTTAACAGGTACAGCTTAAGTACCCACTAACATAACTTAAACCGAATAGAAAAGGAAAATTATCATGGCATATTCATTGCTCCCTATCGCTGGTATTGATCTAGTTGACTTAGCTGAAGTTAACTTGAACTCTGCTGGCACAGCGATCCCTACAATTGGGCCACTCGGACTAGAAACATTTGGTTCAGACGGATTCCGTTATGTGTTTGCTAAAGCTGGCGAGGCTATTACAGCTTCAACAGCAACTTGCTCCATTAACGCTTCTACTTTTGTAGCTACTGCTTCTGCTGGTACATACCTAGCTCCTGCAACTACAATGGCTTCAGGCGATTATGGCTGGTTCAGCAAGGCTAGTGTTTAATAGCAAAATGTAGTAAAAACGGGGGGTTACCTTAACTGGTAGCCCCTTTTTTAATTTTAATTAACCCTAACCACTTAGGAGATTTAAAAATGGCATTACCTTCAGATGAGCAAGGTGCAGACGCACGATTACAGGTTCGTTTCTACAAGCGAGCCGTTAAGCAGGAACAAGAAACATTAGATGCTGGCCGACCAATATACAAAGAGTTTGACTTTGTGCATATTTGCGTTGCTGGCGATACTCTTACCGAAATTGATACTTTTGCGTTAAATAACCATAAAGTACGCTTCCCGATCCAATGGGCACAATATCAAAATCGTGTGGGCGTGGATGACCAAGAAGTTGTTGGAACTCCTGTTTCTGAGTGGCCAATCGTGTCTAAATCACAGGCAGAAGAACTACGGGCGTTAAAGTTCCAAACAGTAGAATCTATTGCAGGTGCGTCAGATGCACAGTTACAGCGTATGGGAATGGCGGCAGGAATGTCACCTTATGCGTTCCGTGACAAGGCAAAGGCATTTTTAAATCTAGCTACAAATGCGGCAGAAACCGATAAGCGTGAAACAGAAATTAACGCTTTGAAAGAAGAACTTGCCAAAAAAGAGTTAGAAACTGCTAAAATGAAAGCTGAAACAGATGCGAAGCTGGCTCAAATGCAAGAGCAAATGGCCGCTATACTTGCCGCTGTTGGTGAAAAGAAAACCCGTAAAACCAAAGCGGTAGCCACAGAGGAAGCCTGATATGTCAGCAACGATGCTTGAACTTGTACAACAAGTAACCAGCGAACTTAACTTAGCCGTACCCACCTATGTGCAGGGTAACACCAGCCAAGATGTGCAACAGATTCTTGCGTTGATGAATCGTGCTGGGTACGATTTGGTCAAAGAATACGATTGGCAAGCATTGGAACTGGAATATCGGTTCTACACCACAGCTATAACCACGACCTGCGATACTATCAATAACACCGAATTATTGACTGCTATTCCTAGTACCGCAGGGCTGGACAATACTTATTCCATCGTGGGGACATCAATCCCCCAAGATACTTATGTAGATGAGGTTATTGACGGCAATAGCTTAACTACAACCCAAAAGGCTTCAGCAACCAGCGTTGGCGGTACAGTCACATTCAGTAAGACTATCTACCCATTACCACCTGATTACGAAACCATCACCGATAACACCCATTGGGACAAGACAAAGCATTGGCAGATGCTTGGTCCAGTTGACGCACAACAATGGCAATGGCTTAAGTCAGGCTATATTTCAACAGGCCCAAGGGTTCGTTGGCGTATTCTTGGCAATACATTCCAAATTTGGCCACCATATAACACCCAAGAATATCTAGGATTTGAGTACCGATCCAAGGGTTTTGTGCGTAGTGCAACCAATCAGGTCAAGAACAGTTTTA